TTACCTATGGAATTGATTGAGGAAACTGTTAACAAGATCAAAATTCAAGCAATTCCACAAATTCAAGCACAACAAGCAGCAGCTCAAGCAGCAACAGAACCTCAGCTTGAAGTATCTGCTGAGCAGACAAATCCTACTGAATAAGGAATAAATATGTTTTCAATCAAGCAATTCTTAATCAATGCGTCTTCAGAAGTTCGTCAAGAGATCCGTAAATTGATCGATGAGATCGAAGCCAGCATTCCTGCTGAAGTTCCTGCCGTTGAGGAAGCCACAGCTCCTTCAAAGATTAAGGCTGAAACTGCTGAAGCAGAAGCCGAAACACCTGCTGAGGAGTAAGCGTCATGGATTGGTCAGCAATAGTCGCAGCTATAGCCATTTTAGCCACAGCAGCCTCGGGAGTAATCGGGTGGTGGTCAAAAGAGTTATCTAAAAATCAGGATAAGATCGTTGCCGATCAATCAACTTTAGCAAGACAGATTAATAGTCTTGAAGTAAAGGTTTCAGATCATTACGTTAAACGTGAAGACTTTCAAAGCGTTACTAATCAAATATTTCAAAAGCTGGACAAAATACTCGACAAACTCGATACCAAGGTGGACAAATAATGTTTAAGCAGATCGCAGCACTACTAAGACCTAGACCAGTAACAGTAGCAGTTGCCGACTCTGCTGAAACTCCAGTAAAGCGCAAGCCAACTGTAAAAAAAGCAACTACAAGAAAAGTAGCTGCAAAAGTGACAAAACCTGCAGCAAAGACTGCAGCAAAAAAGCCAGCAGCAAAAAAGACTGTTGCCAAAAAACGAGGGTAATTATGGCTGACCAATCTTATATTGAGACTGCTAAAGAAGTTGCCGGGAAGTCGATTGGCAAGCATGGTCTTGCTTACATTACGGCAATCATCGTCATTAGCGTAGCAGCCAGCATTTTTTTGGATGCGTCCAAGATCGCTGCGGTTATTGGTATGGCTGGCGGTGCAATTATGGCTATCATCAATATGATGAACTCTGTTTCAGGAACTACTGAAAAAGAGGAGCGTCCTGAATTCCAAGTTATCCAGCAACTTATTCAAAGACTTGACCACTTGGCTGACAAAGAGCCTCCAATGTCCGTAACGGTAGACGGGGACAAAGTAACCGTCACCAAGGGCTCAGACAAAATTACGACTACAAAATGAAGCTATTTAAAGACATCCTGACCGAAGACGACAACGAGACTTATTGCGCTGCTCGTATATGCGCTCTTGCTGCTCTTTTTGGCTTTTTGGCTATTGCAATCATCCACGTTTTGCATGGCAAAGACATTGATTTTTCTCAGCTTGGCGTAGGATTTGGTACGGTTCTCGGAGGCTCAGGAGTAATGATTGGAGCAAAAGCTGCCACTCAAAAAACTGAAGATCAATAATGTTTCCGTTGCCAATCCTTAGTTACGTCAAAATCGCTGCAGCATTGGCTGCGTTGGCATTTTCTTGGTATCTTGGCTACAGTTTTGAAGCTTCTCGTTTTGATCGATACAAAGCCGACCAAGTGCTTGAGACTCAAAAGCTTAAAGACGAACACCAAGCAGCAGCCGATAGAATCGAAAAGGATAAAAATGACCAAATCAACGTTATTAATACTCAGCTTGCCAATGCTCTTGTCGAGCTGCGGAACCGTCCCAGCAGACCCAAATCTGAAGCCACCAACGCTTCAACGTGTGGAACTGGGGCAACCCTTTATGCCGAGGATGGAAGCTTTCTTATCGGGGAAGCTGCCCGAGCAGACAAACTCAGATCAGCCCTCCAAGCCTGTTACGAACAATACGACTCACTAGGTAAATAATGGAATATTCAAAAAACGGTGCTCACCTTACCGAATCTTTTGAAGGTTTGCGACTTACTGCCTATCCTGATCCCGGCACTGGCGGGGACCCTTGGACGATTGGATATGGACATACAGGTCCTGACGTTCACCCCGGACTGACGATCACTCAAGAGCAAGCCGAAGAATTGCTCATGCAAGACACTAAAAAAGCTGCTGCAGCCGTTAACGCAAAGGTGACGGGGGATATTACTCAAGAAGAATTTGACGCTCTTGTGGACTTTGTATTCAACGTTGGCGCAGGAAACTTTGCTGCTTCAACCCTGCTTAAAAAAGTAAACTCAGGTGATATTCATGGAGCTGCTGCTGAATTTGAAAAGTGGGACATGGCTGCTGGTAAGCATATGGCTGGTTTGCTAAGACGTAGACACGCAGAAGCTGAGGAATTCCTTTTGGGACTCGCATGACAAATCATTTTATGGACGGTGTTGATATTGATGCCGTTTACGATAAAGAGGGCGAGAAGCCTTATAAATACAAAAAGCAGCACCGAACTACTGGGTACTGCCTTTCGTGTAACGCACCCCTGCAAGATAGGGCATTTTGCGATAACTGGTGTCGAGAAGACTACCAGTTTGAAAGCGAAATGCGTAACAAGATATTGGGCAGATCTAAACGCTAGTGTTATTGTCATGCGGGACGCTGGCTCCGCTTTCAACAATCACTACTGGTTCAAATCTCATCCATCCAGCAAAAGGAATAGGAACGTTGCAAGTGCAAGGTTCACGCCCTTGATGGCAATCGCCATTGCAACCCAATTCCGATAATGTCCAAGTAGTCATCCCCATCCCCTCAATCTAATTGCAAGCCTTAATGCAGCTATTAAAACAATAGAAGCAATAATTGCCGTAGTCAATGCTACTTTATCAGCCCAGCTCATAGCCACCCCAATACGGCTCCCAATGGAAACATGAATATGCCAACCACTCGAAGAATTATCATTCCAGTAATCATTTCGGCATGAGCGATCTCAATAATGTTGCATATCCAACCAATCCCTCCCAAAATAATCAATCCCAGCCAAAGCAACGCACCCCAGTCTGAATCTTTCATTTTTCCTCCATGTCGGCTAATAGCTGCTGAACGCACAAATCGAGCTCTATGACCTTGTTATAGAGATTTTGATACCCATACATAGCTGGATTAGAGTTAAGCTTCTCAGCCTCTTTTAACAAATCCTTGGCGGTAATAATTCCTTGCGAAATATCTTTTCTCATTATCTAATCCTTGTTACTTTGGCACGTCTAAGGCTTTCCTCGTAACGCTGAGTAATCTCAGGAGTTAACTGCCCTTGATCGGCAAGCTTACGAAGTGGCAGCTCTTGATAGTATTTCCATTTAGCTTGATATTCAGGCAAATCACTAGGCGGGACCCAGCCAGCTTTTCTCCAGCGAATAGTGACATCCGTTCCTGCGGGAGTCCAAATATGATCGTTTTTCATGTTTTTCCTTTTTACTTTGATTGAAAATAATTTTCTACTTCAATACAACTCATAACGGTTTTTGTATACACCGAAGTCAATCCTTGTTTGGTATACATTACACCGTCTTTGCAAACAACTGACGGGTAAGTAATGCACCCAGCCAGCAATACAGGCAAAACTAAAATTAAAAATTTCATTTCTTCCTTGCTTCCATCATTGAATCGGCAATTTGATAGCAGCGTATTGAAATATCAATCATTGGTATATGATTAGTATTTTCTTTATTTTGAAATGCTTGCAAAACCTGACCAGCAAAATAATCTCGTAAATCCATTCCCGAAAATTGAGCTTCGCCTAAAATTCCTTCTTCGTTTGCAATGTATCCTTTGCTTGGAAATGCTTTCATAATTTTTCCTTTTTAAAATGGTTCCGTAAGATCAACGTACTGAAACAACTCAATAGGTACATCGTAAAAATACTCGTTGCGTTTTACTGCTCGATTTGGCACTTCAATTAAAGGGCTGTTTTTAACGTACTCAGCCTTACACCAATACGCATTTTTAAAATCTCGGGTAATGACAAAAATCAATGTCCCCTCGTTTGTAAAAAGCTTTTCCTTGCGCTGGGCTATATGAATGCTGTCATAAGGACAATGCAGCGTTCCCCAGTCTCTTGTCTCTACCTCAATAAACCCGCAAATCTGATCTTTTCTATACACGATCAAATCAACTGCATATTTATCGGGATTTTCTATGCACTTCAATCCCCACTTCATTGCAACCCACTCAGTCACTGCTTCTCGGGCTGGGGGGTCGCAAAGATCATGAAGGTCCTGATTAAATTTCTTATATTCCATTTTTTAATTTTTTATTGATTCTTTCCATTAACAAGTTAAATGCGCTTGCAGCCACGCTTGGAAATTGTGCGTTTCCAATGGCTGCAAGTCTGTCCACTTGAGCGGGAAGTCCATTAAATTCTCTGCGTAATCCGGGTCTAAGTAGCTCCCGCAATCCGGACTCGTTCTTATCCACTCCTGGGTGAACGATGC